CTGCCGATCCGACCTTCACCGACGCGTCCCTCACCGATCACGAATCCAGGCGACGTGGCGGCTGTCGCAACTTCGCCGCCAGAGAAGTCATCGCGCAGGCCGCTCTCGCCAGGGTATCCAGCAATGCCGAGGTCGCCGCTGGCGAAGGACGAGTCGGTCTGTTGGTACACCAACACCCAACCGCTGCCCGTGTTCTTCCGCAGCGTGATCGTCGAACCGACGGCATCCATCTTCCACAAGTCGCCCGTGCTCGCTGCTTCGTTGGTCAGCGAGAACCCGCTGTAGACGCTCCCGGTGAACTTGCCGAAGTACTGGTCACCGTTCCTGATGTTCGCGTGGTACCCATCGCCGGAGGAGGCTGCGCCGCATCGCACACAGGGGCCGATCCAGCCGCTGGTGTCGGCGCCGAAGGTGAGGACCGCTTCCTGGTCCGGTCCGAAGCCGCCAGTGGACCACGAGAAGATCCAGTCTCCGCTCGATCCGCCGTCGATGACGGCATTGCTCTGGATACGAGCGTCGCCCGAGTTGCCGAGAACGATGGCCCACGCGGCGTTGTGGACCTCCAGACGGTCGCCGTCGTTACCAGTGAAGTTGTCGAGCAGCGTCACGACAGCACCTCACCGCCGAACAGCACGTTGTCATTCCACTGCTGAGCTGCTCCGCGCAGGAGTTGGCGCATCGTCGTCGTGCCGGTCACGCTGCTGCGATCCCATCCGAACGAGTCGCTGACCGCCGCGAGCTTGTCGCGCTGCGCTTGCGTTAGCTGGCTCACCGTCGTGTCGAGCGTGATGCCCGGCGGGAACGCGCGGACGCGAAACATCGCAGCGAGCCGTTGCGCGAACTGGAAGATGGTCGCGACTCCCTTCAGCACTTGTCGGTACGTGAGACCCGAGGTGACCCACTGAGCGGGGATGTTCCAGCTTTCGATAGCCGACTGAACCGCGACGAGATCGTTGCCGACGTTCTGCGCGAGCCCGAGCGGCACAACGGTGATCGGCGACTGCGCCGCGAGCGTCGCGTGTTGCTCGGCGGTGACCTCAGCGGCGAGCAGGAACACCGGCTCCATGCCGAAGTCCATCCAGCGGCATTCAGGACGCGGCGAGAGGTCGGCGACGTACGCGGGACGGCGCCCGCCAGCATGCAGTTGCCCCAGCGGGATCGTCTCCGCGGGCGCGATGTAGAAGCGACGCGCCACAGGTCAGGTCCACTGGCCGACGCTCGTCATCGACGTGCTGCCCATGCGCTTGCACTTGAAGAAGGACCCGATTTTCACGACTGCTGCGGCGGCAGTTGTTTGCGCGAACGAGGGGATGATCGTGCCAGCTCCGGTCACCTCAAACGTTCCTTTGTACCAAGCAGTGAACACGGTCGCAGTCGCCGTGGTCGCGGCGTTCGCCGCAGACGTTGCCGCAGACACAGTGGCAACACCGCTGAGTGCGGTCAGCGTGTCCAGCGCGGCGTCGATCGCCATGTTGAGAACGATCAGCCCGCCGAGCGTTGCCGTGCCGGCGATGCTGAACTTGCCGTTACCCGTCGTGGCGCTCATCGTGTCCATCGACACGAGGCACTCGAACTCATACACGCCAGTTTCGAGCGTCAGCGTACCGTTCGCTGGCGTGGTGAAGATCGCCTGGACGCTCGTGTTGCTCGTGAAGGTGCGCGTCGCGTCGGCGCGGATGACGTGCTCGACCGCGACAACGCCGCGGTTCCCCGCGTCGGTCGTGGCATAGAGCGCGTTCGCGTCCATCTCCATCGAGCCGGCGTCGGGCGTCGTCATCAGCGAGCCGCCCGTGTTGAACTTGATAGGCGCGCTCGTCGTGCCACCGGCCTTCAGGACCAGCGTGCCACCAGCAATCGTCAGAACGCCCGACGAGTGCGTGATCGTGACGTTGCCGTTCTGCCAGTTGATGACAGCGCCCGCAGCCACGAACACGTCGGCCCATTCGAGCGACGTGCTGCCGAGCGCCTCGGCGTCGTCGCCCTTCGGGTTGCCGCGCAGGTACTCGCGCATCACGCGCAGATCCACGATCTGGTTGCCGGAGATCGTCGTGTCACTCGCAGGCACGTACACGACGGCCAGCAGCACGTCGTTCGCCGTACGCGCGGGCGGCTTCGGCGTCGCCGATGCGGTCCCGGCGCGCACGGCTTTCGTGCCCGAGCTGTTCGCCACGATCAGGTCGAGTCGCGGGTTGGTCGAGTCGGCCGCGCCGATCGTTACGTTGCCGCTGCTCACCGGCTGGAACGTCCCGTTGGTGAGCACCTCGCCCGCGGCCACAGCCACGGTCATGTCGGGCGATCCCTGAGGCGTGCATGCGCAGCCGGACAGCACGCAGTTCTTGCCGCTGATCCCCTCGACGAGCGCGTCCAAGTACTCTTGGAAGCACGTGCTCTGAGCGTCGTTCGCGCCCTCGCCGATGTCGGGAAGCGACCACACGGTCAGGGCACCGTGATCGTCAGCGCGCTGGTGAGGTCCACCGTGTAGCTCGTGCCGTTCGCGGCAACGTCGGCGCCGAAGTCTACGAACGCCACCAACTCGTCCGCGCTCGACGCGCCGCCGCGGGACTTGTAGATGACGCCGCGGCGCCCGGTGAATCCGTTCACTGGAGCGGTCCACACCACGTCGGCGAAGTTGACCGAGGTCACGCCGCTGGATCGCGTGACGTTGGTCACGACGCACGCGAGCCCGCCAGCCGAATAGCCGGTGCCGCTGACCTCGTTGGTGATGTCGGACCGCTTCGAGTGCGACTGCGACACCGTGTACGTCGACGTGACCAGCATCATCTTGAAGCTGTCGGTGTCGAAGTCGACGTTGCCGCGGGCGATGTCCTCGCCGAGAGAGAACGGAAGTTGGGAGGTCATAGCGGGAGTCCTCAGCCGGCGCGGAGCCCGCGCTGGTTCAGCGTTTGAAGTTGAGCAAGGATCTGCGCCTGCGACTCGCAAAGCGCGGTGTGCGTAGCGTCCTCGTTTCGCTCGAACCGCTGGAACGCGGCGACGGCGAGCGTGTTCGTCTGCACGGACTTCCGCAGGAGGTCCAGCGCCATCGTCTGCGTGCGGAGCTGGTGCCGAATCAGCGGCACGACGACGCACAGCATCACCAGCGCGAACGTCGCGCCAGCGATGCCGCATTGCAGTAGCGCATCGACGATCGAAGGGAGACTGGACTGCGTGAGGAAGGTGAGCATGTGAGGTGTCTGGTTACGGGTCTTTCCACGCGATCGCGCCACTCGCGATCTTGAGTATCTGACCCTCGGTGCCGATCGGGAACGGCGTCCACTGGCCGCCCGTGTAGATCAGGAGATCACCTTCAGCAGCGACAGGGATCATCACCACGTGGTCGCGCAACACGAGTTCGCTGGCCTTGACGCGGAGCGCGGTCTGCCCGTCGTTCGTCAGCAGCAAGATGCTGTCGCCGTCGATGCGACGAACGACTCCAGAGAGGACGTGCGTCTGACCAGCGACGATCGTGTTGCCGAGTGCGTCGGTAGCCATCGTCAGGTCACTCCAGTTCGACCCACGCGCTGAAGTTCACGAGCGTCGTCGCGGTGCCGGCCTTCGTCAGCACGAGTTCGAGCACGTCGTCGAGCGCCACCGTGGCGTTCTGGTTCGGCGTGAACGTCAGCACCTTGAAGGCCACGAACTCGACGCCGCCGCCGACGCCGCCGAGCGCCGTGAACGTTCCGACCGTCGCGCTGAACAGATCGACGGGAGTTCCGGGCGTGGCGTTCGTACGCTTGCGGAGCATCGGCCGCCACTCGTTACCGGACGAGGACGTGCTTGCCGTCTCGCCGAGGAGCACGAGCCGCTTCACGTTGCCCGCGTACTTCGCGGCGCCGAGCTTCAGCGTCGTGGTCGCCGACAAGCTCGCCACCTTGAACTCCGACTGCGGCACGTAGAGTCCGACGCTGGCCGCGAGAGGGGCGAGGTTGATCCATGCGTTGTTCGCGGCGTTCCGGATCTTCAGGAAGCCCGTCGAGGTGTCAGCCCAGGACTGGTACGCGACCGGGCTCGACGGCTCGGCGCTGCCGCTGAAGTGCGATCGCAGCGCCTCCAGGCAGTTGACGATGTGCTGCTTCAGGGCGACGTGCTGCTTGTCGGTTCCGACGGGGAGCTGGTAGGTCTGGACCATCGGTTCCTCAGATGTGGGCCGCGAAGCGCAGAGCGGTCACCTGCACTTGATGGGTGAGCGTCTCACGATTCAAGCTCAGGCGCACCTGCATCTTCCGCGCAGCGAGCATCCGATCGACGTGCGGCTTGTAGTCCGACCACACGCCGCTGACCTCGAACCTCGACTCCACGAGCACCCGCGCGTGCGCGCCCGCCTCGCCGCGGTTGCCGTGGACCATCAGCGTGCTCGGCAGTTCCTCGATCGCCGTCGTGAGATCGTCCACCGTCACGTTGAAGTCCACGCCCGGCCGCCCGGCGCTCGCCTGCCGACCGTTGAGGGTGCGCCAGTGCGCTTCGCCGCTGTCCAGCTCGAAGTCCAAGTCATCGACGAGCGCATCGTCGAGCACCTGGAACTCGCAGCGCACGCTCCACCAGAACGGCGCCTGATACCCAGCGTCTTGCGCGGCGCTCGTGTAGGTGCCGTCGTACGCGGCGGCCGTCAGCTCCAGCACGGGGCTCGTCCACTGCGTCGAGGAGTGCGTGCCTGCCGGCGACGGCGCCAGATCGTCCTCGTCGATCACGGCGACGGTACCAGCCGGAACCCATGCGGGGACCACGACAGCGGTGCTCGGCCCGTACAGGTTCGACGTGGCGCGCACGGCGCAGAGCAGAGTCGGCGTCGCGCCGGCCGGCGGCTGCCAGATGAAGCGCGGCTCGCGCCCGCGATAGACCACGCGCCCGCCGTTCCAGCACGAGCCGCCCTGCCGCACTTCGTAGTACGCGAGGTCGAGCACGTCGATGCCGTCCCACTCGACCAGCACGCCGCTGTCCACGTTCGTCGCGCGGACGCTCGTCAGCGCGGGCGGCGGCAGCGGCGGGAACTCCTCGGCCTTGAACGTGAACCTCTGGCCTGCGTCGGGCAGCGTCGCGTCGCCATTGAAGGACTCGAAGCACAGCGCCACTTCGTACGTCAGACCAGGAACGAAGTGCCCGTGCTCGATGCTGTCGCTCTCGGTCGAGCCGAGCGATGTCCACGACGTGTCCCCGCTCGCGCGCACGTAGACGCGCGCGGGCTGCGCCTTGCGCGATGGCATGCGGGCGAACTGGATGCGGTGGTTGCCGCTACGCACCGGCACCACGCGGAGGTCGCGGAAGTCCACCGTCGGCTCGACGGGCACCGCTTCGCCGCGGTCCACGAAGTCCTCGCCGCCGGCCGCGTACATGGTCGGCGTCACCTCGTCGTGGATCTCGGGCACCCACTGGAGCGCCTTCACCTCGCGCTTGAGGTCGCGCTGCAACGTGATGCTGACGATCTTGTAGACCTCCGTGAGCTGGTCCTCGGTACCGACGACGCACGTTGCGCCGGCCGCGCACGTGACCGTGTTCGACAGAGCAAGCGTCTTGTTGACGCTGGAGACGGTCCCTGGTGTGAACGACGAACGCTGCGGCTTGCCATCCGCGTCGCGCACGACGATCTCGCCGGGCAGCACCACCACGTGGTCAACCTCGATCGAGGTCACCGCGGAGCCGCCGACCGTGACGATCATCGTCAGCGGCGTGTCGGGGAACGGGCGCAGCAGCTCCGTCTCGAACTCGAACAGGTCGCCGACCTCGGCCGCGAGCGCCCAGCGCCCGGTCGTGAACGTGAGCTGTCGGCGGATCAGCCGGTTGATCCGGTGCCGGTACACTCCCTCGCGGAACACCTGTGCCTCGCGCGTGACTCCGTATGCCTGGATCGTTTCGGGGCGCCACTGCTCGCGGTTGATGGCGCTCGGGTCGTTCATGTTGCCGCCCGTGTCCTCGGCAACGAACACGTCCTGGCGGTGCTGGAGCGCCTCGTTCGCGAACTGGAACTGGAACGCCGTCGGCCGGTTCGCGATCGGCAACCACTCCACCATCACCTTCTCGCAGTTGCCCGACGTGATGAGCTGCACGGGCGCGACCGCCGGAACGCTCAGGCCACCGAGATCCGTGTGCGCGTCGCGGTAGTCATAGACCACGCTGATCTTGCCGCCCCTGTAGATCGGGCTGGCGCGGCCGGCGCCGCAGATCGCCAGTACCCACTCCCACGCGGGGCGCGGCGTGTCCATCACGAGGTCGCATTGGAACTGCGGCGTGTTCCACGGCTCGCTCGGCGACGCGTCGCGATCGCACCACGCAGCCCAGCGACGGAACGCAGGGAGGTCGATGTCGGCGTCGGTGAGGTACTTGCCCAAGCCCCACGGCGCGGTGAGGAAGTCGAGCAGGATCCACGCAGGGTTGCGGCCGGGCGGCCAGATCGAGAGCGCCCAGTTGCCCGAGGTGAACGCATCCCAGGTGCGCGCGCTGAACCCGTAGGAGTCGTGCCACACGCGGACCTTGATGCCGTCGATCCTCACGGTGATGTTCGGCAGGCCGCCGCTGAAGCGCGCGCCCGACGAGAGCGTGAGCCCGAGCAGCGCTACGCGCGGGTACTTTAGCACGTTCGCCGAGTTGAAGAACACGTTGCGCCAGACGGCGTTCGACACCGTGCCGGTGCCGCCGCTCGGCGAGCGCCGGAGCACGCGCACCTCGATCGGGCCGAACACGGGCGGCTGCAACGAGCTGGCTGGGTTCGCTCCGTACGTCTCGATCACCGGCCCCGTGCGCGCGACGGTCCCGAGCTGGAACGAGTTCAGCGACACGGTGGGGTTGCCCGCGTTCCAGAACCCTCGCCACGTCGTCTCTCCTTCGTAGCGCCAACTGATGTCGAACGTGATCGGGTACGCGGAGAGGTTGCCCTGGTTGTCCTGTTCGTAGCAACCGGCCGGGCACACCATCACGATGCCGACCGTCGTCACCTCGTCGTTGTTGCTGTAGGTGAAGATGGCTTCCTGGTTCGCCTCGTCGAGCTGGTTGTTGGGCGAGAAGGTGACCGACGTACCACGGAACGGGTTCGACGGCAGCGCGGTCTGATCGAGCGAGCCCGGCCTGATGTACGCGACGGCGCCGGGTGTCGAGTTCGTGCGCTGCACGACGAGCACCGAGGTCACGGTGGCAACCGGAGGCGGAACGAAGCGGTTGTCACGGAGCGTGTTGCCAACCGAGATCGAGCCGCCAGCGATCAGCAACAGGTCGAGGTCGGTGCGCGGCGTTCCGTTGTTGATCGCGAGCACCTGCACCTGCCCGACCTGGATGGCGCCGTTCATCACGTCGAGGAAGTTGCCCGGGTCGAACGTCGGCCCGTTCGTCCACGCGCCCGTCAGCGTGTGGCGCACCGTCGCTGATGTGCTCGTCGTCTCCAGCAGCACGTCGTTCACACGGATTTCATCCGGCAGCGACGGCCCAGGCGTGCCGCCCGCGACGCCACCGAGTCCGTTCAGCTCGCCGGCAACCACGTCGCCGACGCGCGCGATCGGCCCTTCACTGAGCGCGAGGATCAGGTTCAGCCGATCGTCGACAAGCCCGCTCGCGGTCGATGCGAACACGTCGGTGTAGATCACTTGCCCGCCGACCGTCACGCGCCCGTACGCGACCGGAACCGGGAAGCCCTGGCCGAAGCTCGTCTGAATGCCGTCCCACGCGTACGTCGGCGAGGTCTGGTCACCGCGCTCCTGAGGCACGCCCGGCGGCTTCTGGCGCGGCGCGAGTGCCTGCATCGCGTAGTTGATGCCCGCGGAGACGGCGGCGGCAATCAACGCGTAGATGATGATGCCGAGCACGCTCACGCCGCCCGTCGTCGTCGGCACGACGATCACGTGCGCGTCCTCGTTCAGAGGCACGTCGAGGTCGATGTCGCTGATGCGGCGACCGTCGATGCCAACGTCCACCGTGCAGTCGCTGTACGGGAGGTGCTCGGTGATCCGATCGAGGAGAGCGCGCGGCGTGAGCGTCGGCGACCACGCGAAGTCGATCAACTCGATGCCAGCCTCACCGACAAGTCCCTTGCGAACGTGAACCCTCATAGCGCCAGACCTCAGCAGGTTGCTTCGACCATCGAACAAGCGAGCGGCAGTACACGGCGCCGAGCCGCCGGTCTGCGCTCCACACGTGGCCACTGCACACGACAGCAGACCAAGGGTGCTCCTCGAAGAACAGGAGCACGTCGCCGTCGATGCCGATGCCGCCATCGACACGGCGCCATCCTGCGGGGAAACCGTTGCACGTGTCGAGGGTCCCGTTCCGCCACGCGACCT